CAGTGACTGCGGTTTCTAAAGCCCTTGGAATTGATGAGGCAGACGTTACAAAAACCATCGAATCTAATAAGCTATCTGCGGAACAAATCACTCAACTTAAACTAGCAGAACTGGAACTTCAAAAACAAGCGCAAGCAATAGGTCTTAATTTTGAAACACTTGCAGTAGAGGATCGCAAGTCTGCCAGAGATATGCAATCTACAACAAAATCTTGGGTTCCAGGTACATTGGCCATTGGAATCACCATTGGGTTTTTTGGAATACTATTTGCCTTAATGGTGGGGTACGCCACAAAATCAGATGAATTAATGATTATGCTTGGATCCTTAGGCACAGCCTGGACCGGCATCATTGGTTTTTACTTTGGTAGTTCTGCAGGTAGCCAACACAAGGATGACCTACTGTTTAAATCGAGCCCATCAAAATGATGACACCTAACGCGAAAGCCTTCCTAGACATGATTGCCCACTCTGAAATCGGGGCGCCGCTATTGGCTGTCTCTGATAACGGGTACAATGTAATCGTTGGATCAACGCCATCGAAGCCTATCCTATTTGATAGTTATGCAAATCACCCAAACAAACTTGTAAAACTCTCTGCCACACTGTCATCAACCGCGGCGGGTAGGTACCAACTACTGGCCCGGTACTACGAAGCTTACAAATCTGCAATGCATTTGCCAGATTTCTCACCCCAGTCTCAAGATCAAATTGCGTTACGTCAAATTGCTGAGTGTAAAGCTTTTGAAGATATCAACCTTGGCAACTTTGAGAGCGCTGTAAATAAGTGTAGTCGCATCTGGGCTTCACTTCCGGGTGCAAAGTACGGACAACACGTCAACAACATGACGGATCTTAAAAAGGTATACCTAGCATCGGGTGGGGCGTTAATCCAATAACTTTTGCATTAGTATAGATAGGGATTGATCACCCGACAATCATATAACCTCGAGGAAATAATCATGGACGGCTTTACAAAAATGGTAAAAATGAAGACTGGTGGTTCAGTCTCAGAAGCGAAAGAAAAATTGTGCTCAGGCGGCGCATCTAAAAAATACAAGACAGGTGGCAAAGTCCATGACGACGAAGCCCAAGATAAAATCTTAATTAAGAAGATGATTCTTAAAGAAGACAAAGAAGAGAAGCCGGAGCTTAAGCTTAAAAAAGGTGGCCGAGCAACTAAAGCCGTTGGTACAGTAAAAAAATTCTCTATAGGCGGAAGCGATGTAGAAAAAGAAAAAAGTAAACCCGCTGGCGAAAAAGACCCAATTGTTAAGGTCAAACCTACAGGTAACAAAAAAGCTGCAGCGCCTTCAAAAGCAGCGGTTAAGCCGAAAGAGGTAAAGAAATTTGCTGAAGGTGGTGGTACTGGTTCAATTCCTCCGGAGTTATTGGCTCAGATTATGTTGGCTCAAAAACTAAAGAACCAACCTTCGATGCAAAATCCGGTACAATCAACTATGGGTAACCCGTTCCAATCTGCGGGTGTTCAACAAGCTCAACAACCACAACAACCTCAACAAGCTCCTGTACCAACACCTCCAGAGTTTAATGCGTTCCGTAACTTCCAAGCGCAAAACCCTAACTCTCCTGGTGGCATGAACCCTGCGGACATTGCAAAACTATTACAATCTCGCCAATTCCAAGGTGCTAGTCGTAACTTTACGGACCGATAATAATAATGGCATACTCAGGAACCTACGATCAGACACAGATAACAGTCGACCAACTGATATCATATGCGTATCGAGACGCAGGCAAGCAAGCGGAAGAATTGACACCTGAGTACGTTAATGCTGGCAAGCAAGCATTATTTTATATATTACAAAATTCTGTGAACAGGGGTATTAACCTCTGGTTACAGAAAATCCAAGTACTTGGCCCTAAGGCATTTCAACAATCTATGATAATGCCTAAGAACACAGTCGATGTGTTAGAGGCTAATTGGGTCAACGTGGTTGTCCCTCAGATATCTGAGGCCCTACCTCAAGACAATGTAAACTCACCTGTGTTGTTCAATCAGACAACAAACGCGAGTTTATCTTTATACGCCACATCTACTCTGGCAAAGAACTATTTTGGTGCTAGTTACACTCAGGCAACTCGAATATTTTATGTGGGATTTAATGCTTACTCTCCAGTGGGATCAACATCATACTCACTGGACCTAGAGACTAGCTCCGATGGTATCACATGGACATACGCGCAATCATTAGATACAGTAACATTAGCAGACCAAGAATGGTCGTATGCTAGTGTAAACTCAACACAGTTTTTTAACTTTTACCGACTTAAAAACAGAGACACAGCAAATGTGTTCAGCATTAGGGCAATTCAATTTGCGCAGAGTACACAAGTAATCCCCTTGGCACGATTAAATCGTACAGATTACTTTAACTTACCAAACAAACAATTCCCAGGCGCTAGGTCTCTGCAGTATTGGTTTAACCGCCAAATTACTCCAGAGATTAACTTCTGGCCAATTCCAAATTCAAACTTCCTAATATTTCAGTTTATTTTAGAGCTACAACCGCAGGACGTTGGGTCACTGACCAACTCTCTGTATTTGCCAGATCGCTGGGTGCCCTACATTCAAGCCGCGTTGTCCCACAAACTATCACTTCAATTACCTGGCACCGATATAAACCGTGTGATGTATTTAGAAAAGGTTGCCATGGACCTACGAGAACAAGCGGAAACAGAAGACAGAGATAAGAGCGGAATATACTTTTCTCCGAACATATCATATTATACTAGATAGTGTGTTATAATATAAAAATGAATATATACTACGTATATCAGCATATTAGATTGGATACCGAAGAATGTGGCCGCTGGATTTAAACAAAGTTCTGTATCTGATTGCATTTTAAAAAAACAAACATCCCATAAGGGTTATATATTTATTAGGATTGAGGAATGAGCGGAGCTTACCAACAAACATACGATAATTTAATCGCCGATGTAATTGCTTACATGGAGCGTACTGACGTAGACTTTATCAATCAAATACCAAGCCTAATTGGTTTGGCAGAGTCTGCAATCGCTGCAGAGCTCAAGACGTACTTACAAATGACCGTGGTAGAGACAAGCCTTAGCGCCAATCAAACGGTCCTTCAGAAGCCTGCCAGATGGCGCAAAACAGTATCTATGAAGATCAATGGGCAACCAGTTCTTTTACGGTCTCAAGATTATGTATCAATGTACCAATCTGAGTCTACTGCAGGAACTCCTCTGTATTATGCAGAGTATGACTACAACAATTGGGCCATAGCTCCGAAGGCGAGTGCATCCTTTCCAGTTGAGATTATTTACTATAGTCAAATTCAACCATTGGACACATCCAATCAACAAAATCTATTCACTAGAGAGTGCCCTCAGGCCATGTTGTTTGGAACACTGCTCCAAGCGCAGGGGTATTTAAAAGCAATCGAAAAGCTCCCAGTGTGGAAAGGATATTACACCGATGCCTTGGCCGCGTTGAAAAAAGAAGACAACTCTCGTCGAATCGACAGAAATACTACAATTCAGGAACCATAATAAATGTCAACATTCGTATCCCCATTTACCGGAAACGTAATAGTCCCTACAGACGTATCATATTACGCCCTGAGTTTTTCATCTGCTACGTCGCTGTTCTGGCCTTCAGTAGTGAACCCAACTCAAGTGCCTCTGTCCCGTATCATGGACTGTGTGGCATCAACCACAGGACTTATTATCACACTCCCAGAGGGTGATCAGGGCGCCAATGGGTCAGACACTCTTATCCGTAACCAAGGCTTAAACCCATTCACTGTACAAGCCCTAGGAGGCTCTCAGTCAGTAACAGTAGCCGCAGGTGTGTCTAAGTACTTCTATTTGACAGATAACACCACGACAGCGGGCACTTGGAATAACCTAACATTTGGTACTGGTACATCTTACGCAGACGCGGCCACACTAGCAGGTGCTGGGTTGACAACTACCTCTGCGGGTAAATTGGCAACTACGGGACTTATTGTTTCGATATCAACCCCTCCAACTATTACAGACGCAAGTCGCGCAACAACCTTTGTGTGGACAGGCGGTGCAGGTAATCTTAGCCTACCGGTGTACTCATCTATTACTAACGGGTGGTATATCAGTTTTAGAAACAGTGGATCTGGTACGTTGACAATATCCCCGGTATCTCCAGCAACTATTAATGGTTCGGGTAGTATTGTTACTAACCCAGGAGATTCAGGTATTATCCTGTTTGATTCTGCATCCAATAACTTTTTTACAGTAGGTTGGTACGCACCAACCAATGTAACATTCTCTTCAGCATCTTACGATGTTGATAGTATTGTTGGTTCTAGTTTTAGTCTGGTATCTGGGGCCCCGATCTTACAAACGTATTTAGCATTGTCCGGAGCAAGATCAACAAATTTAACTATTACATTACCAAATATTACTCAATTGTATGGTCTGATTAATAATACCAATCAGTCCGGGTATAACTTAGTTTTTCAAATCTCTGGTAGTTCTTTTGGTAGTTATACTTTAGCCGCAGGAAACGTGGCCACCGTCATCACAGATAACGGAGTAATCTTTGTTGTCACCCAGACAACAGCGTCAACCACTTTTAACGCGGGAAATGGCACTGAAGCAACCCCATCATATTATTTCAGTAGTTCCAGTAATACCGGAATGTATTCTCCAAATACTAATGTCTTGGGATTCTCTTCAAATGGGCATTTAACTTTGACAGTGGATGGTACTTCGTATTCAGGGTCCAACCCACTTACTTTAAAATTAAGCACCACGGGCACATTCACTGCGGGGTTAATCTCTGGTGGTACGTTCTAAATGGCTGGTGAAGACCAACAATACAGTCAGATCTTTTCTCTAAACGTCCAACCTGGAATTAAACGGGATGGCACCATGTTTGAGGCTCGAGAGTATTCAGATGGTGTGTGGTGTAGGTTCCAACGTGGCGTCCCTAAAAAAATGGGAGGGTACTCTACGGCTTTCAATACCTTTAATGGCATCCCTAGAGGGATGTCTACAGGGTCTGCAAATGGGGTGAACTATGTATTCGCCGGAAACGCAATTGGCATGGATGTATTTGAAACTAACCAGTATCTCGGTTTCGGTGCGGGCCCTTACTTGGCTAACATCAATAAGGGATACTCTCCGTACACTGTAGCAAGCTCTACGACATACAATTTTACCATCTCGAGCACTACAAACCTCACCAGTATTTTTAGTACTGGCATGCCCGTAGTGTTTAGTCAAACCCCTACGGCAACAGTTTACACAGTGTTAAGCTCAACATTCACGGCACCCAGCACAAATGTGGTTACGTTTTCGGTCACTTTGCCCGTGTCAATTACTACAGTTTATTTAGCCAAGTATCAGTTCTCTCCGAGCCCAAGATTACTCTGGCAGTTCGACTACCAGTACTCTTCTGTAGGCGCTGCCATGAACGTACTGGCGCACCCAGGAATTAACCTATATGATATAGATAATGGTGTTCAGAGTCAAGTTTACACTGCTCAACTTGTACCCAATACCAATAACCAGTGGGAATTCACGGGGCTTGCTGATACGAGTGGTACAGCACCAACACACCAAGCCGTTGCGGCTAGTGGTGGTGTTGTTGTATTACATCCCTTTATTTTTGTGTACGGAGCCAATGGTTTTATTGCAAACAACAACGTGAGCTCAATCTACGCGGACCGAAACCTATCCGACTGGAATGGACCCCTAGCAAATCAGACCAACGTGGCCGCGGGTAAAATTGTTTTTGCACTCCCTATCCGTGGCGGTACAAGCTCTCCGTCAGGTCTATTTTGGGCTACCGACAGTTTGATCCGGGTGTCCTTTGTAAATAGCGCACCTATATATTGGCAGTATGATATTGTTGCTAGTAATACATCTATTATGTCCTCTAGGTCCGTTGTTGAGATGGATGGTGTATTTTATTGGTTGGGTGTTGACAGGTTCTACCTGTACAACGGTGTCGTGCAAGTGCTCCCGAATGATAAGAATTTAAACTGGATGCTTGACAACATCAACTTTGACGAGCGCCAAAAGGTGTGGGCAACTAAAGTCCCTAAGTACAATGAGATCTGGTTCTTCTACCCTAGGGGTACCGAGACGGAGTGTACTGACGCCATCATCTACAATGTAAAAGATAAGATCTGGTATGACGCAGGTCAGGCTGAGGGCGCTAGACGGTCCTGTGGATTCACCACACAGATTTTCCGGACACCTGTCTGGGCAGGTTGGGACTTCAACATCACTTACAGTTTACCATTTACTATAGTGGCAACACCTGCGGGGATGACGGCGCCAACGTCTTCACAGTTCTATTTGGCGGGTAATGAGTCTATTAGGTTTGCCCCAGGAAGCTACTTAAAATTAAGTAAAGATGATACGGCTACTATTTATCAAGTTGCTTCGGCGCCTGCTATTTACGCACAATCTTCCGCGTTCCCTGTACTAAGCCAAGGGGTCAGTACTATTACCCTTGCAGGCAATCAAACTGGTACTTTTATCGTTGGCAAGGCTGTAGTCTTTGCTGACTCCCCAGTATCCCTTATTTATAAAGTATTGACATCTAGCTACACTAGCCCCAACACACTAGTTACTTTTACTACAACTATTCCTACAGCGGTCACGACGGCTTATATTCGCAGTATCAAGAATGTAACCCTAGTTACAACTACCGCCCCAATGGTTACGTTTGTGGACCCAATATATGTCCCAATAGCTACCGTGGGCTCCCCAGTATTTGCTGTCACTGGAGGTACCTCAATCTGGCAACACGAGGCTGGGCTTAATAAGGTCACAGTGAACGATGAGAACGCGGTATACTCTAGCTTCACTACATGTGACATCAGTTGGGTTGGGGGTACGCCATCTGAAGACTCCAGTCCGGGGATTAACCGTCGTATGCATTTGACTAGGTTAGAGCCTGACTTTGTTCAAACTGGAGACATTTATATGACTGTTTTAGGTCGTAAATTTGCTCGAGGAAATACTGAGAACTCACAAGTATACACCATTACGCCAGAGACTGAGAAAGTAGACCTCAGATTAGAATACCGCGAGCTACGCCTGCAATTTGAATCTAATGACGTCGACGGAAACTATGAGCTAGGTCGTACACTGATCACCGCTGAATTCGGGGATCAAAGACCTTAGCATGGCAGGAAAGTTTCAACAGTTTTTTCCATTCCTGCCTGACCATAGTACTTGGGAGAACTTTAACGGCAACTTGGTGTTGTATTATGCCGCGGAGGGAATACCTTACACGATTGAAACAGAGTGGAAGACAACCGCCAAGAACGTCACGCAGTCAGCTAGATTTTCTGGGTATCTTGTGTCTGACCCGGAATTGTTCTCAAGCTGGCAGGATTGGGCCAGAGAGTTCGGGTTAATTATTAACGGAAAGCCTACCCACTAGGGCGCATATCATCTAATTATTGTATTAGTATAATTAGATGATAATAGAATCTTTTAACAGAATTGCCACAGACTTCGACGTTGTGCCACTACAGGTGGCTCTAAAACGTCAGCCGAAGCTCTTTGGTAAGTTTAATTTGCGGGCCGAGGGATACTCCTCACCGCATTCAAAAATGACCGATATATGGGTCAGATACAACGACGCTACTAAGTATTTAGAAGCCCAAGATTTTACGGGATTTAATGACGAGCATGATAGCGTGTGGTATCCTTCTTATTATTCACTCCCACAAATACGAGACATTGTTTTTAAATTAATGGCCTTGGTTGAGGGAGAGAGGTTAGGTGCAGTCCTGATCACTAAATTACCCCCAGGTGGCAGAATTGAAAAACATGTCGATAGTAGCTGGCATGCGGGATATTACGATAAATATTATATCCCGATCCAAAACGCTGAAGGCTCTACATTTAACTTTGAGGACGGTGTGATTGCCCCCAAGTTAGGTGAGGTCTACTGGTTCGATAACTCAGTGACTCACTGGGTCGAAAACAATAGTGACGAAGACAGAATATCTTTAATCATCTGCATTAAGTCAGATAAAGTAAAAGGTGCAGGCAGATATTGAAATCAGTGACGGACATACATAAAGAATTAAGCGGCACGTTTGCTGTGGACCCTGGCACTATCCATCATTTTTCAGACGGGCTGTACGCTAAACAGATGTTGATACCTAAGGGCTACGTTGCCGGGTCCCACTCCCACGAGTACAGTCACATAAGTATCTTGGCCAAGGGCCACGTTATTGTCAGTACAGACACAAATTCTACAGAGTACATGGCTCCGGCCTGTATAGAAATTACAAAGAACACGCTGCATAATATTGAGGCATTAGAAGACTCTGTATGGTTTTGTGTGCATGCTACAGAAGAAACTAACTTAGACTTAATTGATGAAGTTTTAATAGGAAAGAAATAATATGCCATTTAGCTTTATAGCCCCCGTAGTTGGAGCCATCGGTGCAGCAGATTCCGTGGTTAACGCAGTTGACACTGTAGGAAACTGGTTTGATGATGGATCTGGAAACCCTCAACAAAAACCACAATCTTCTGGTTCTAATAATAATAATAGCTCCTCGGGAGGTCTTGGAGGCTCTCCAATCCCTAACCTAGCGCCTCAAGTTATTAAAGGCGGTCCGGCGAACTTTGACTTTGGTGGTAACTTTAGTAACCCAGTTCAGGGGTACGCCGAAGGTCATCAAGTTCATGAATATATCCCTCACAACACTTCACGGGGTCATATGTATGTCCCTTGGGAAAATTTTGAATTCAACCCAGAGGATTCTTTTCACTTTGCTGAGGGTGGTCACACTCCAGAGTTCTTCAGTGAGGGTGGCATCAAGCACCGTTACGTTCAAGGTGAAGGCGATGGCACGAGCGACAGTGTTCCTGCCATGTTAGCCAATGGTGAATTTGTTATTCCTGCGGACATTGTGTCTGCTTTAGGTAACGGAAGCAACAACAGTGGCGCAAGTGTATTAGATCAATTCTTAGAAACCATTCGCACACACAAACAAGAACACGACCCAAAAGAATTACCCCCTGACAGTAAGGGTCCTTTAGAGTACCTAAATATTTCTGCAGTCACAAAGGCTAAATAAAATGTCAGGATTAAATAGTTTATTATCGGATACCTCCACGACCAGTACTACGATGCCAACGTGGTATGACAACGCACAACAAAAACTTGTATCCGACGCAACAACTGCGGCAACTAATACACCAAAACTGGCAAACACAGTAGCCGGCACAGCAATTAATACATTAAGTAATCCAGCGACTAACCCGTTTACTCTGTCATCTGGAGCACTTAATACTATTGCTCAAGGCGCTGCAAACCCTTGGCTCACTAATCCCGCCACTGGCGCCGTGACACCAAATACTAACACTGCAATGGGTGGGCTATTTCAAGCCCAAAACGATCAATTGCACACACTACTTCCACAGTACGAGGCTCCAGCAACTGCAGGTTCTATCGCAGGGGGTAACTTTGGCTCACTACGTGGCCAGACAGCGGCCAACACTGCAGTGACTGGTGCTCAGGCTGACCTGTTTTCTAAACAGATGGCGGCTGCTTTACAGAATCAACAAACAGGCGTCGCGGCAGGTACAGGATTAGGTGACGTGGGTGCCAAGGGTGTGGCCACTGAGGCAACTTTAGGCAAGGCTCAACAAGCCGACCCTTGGACTACTTCAGGTAACATGGCTAAGATTTTATCAACAGTCAACGCACCACTTACAACAACTAACGCAACGCAACTATCCGGACTAAGTCAGATGGGTGCCCTAACTAAGGCATTCAACACAAACCCCCAGGACATCGCTAGCAACGTTGGCGGGATATTGGATAAGATTTTTGGAAGTTCTAAATCTTCAAGCTCTACTCCAGGAGGGGGTGACGGGTCTGCTGTTCCCGGTACAATGACTGGGGCACCGACGGATACTTCAGGAGCAACTCCAGGTACGTTTCCGGATATTTTGGGAGGCAATACTTCAGGAAATACTGACACATCTGTTTATTCTCCTATTGATACCACACAATATCCTTCGTGGAACTCTTCTCCCGGAACTAGTGCAGACTATACCGGCGGTGGGTACGATCCGACGCAGTATCCTTAGTATCAGTAACTGAAAAATTTAATAATTTAGGAACACTATGGGCGCGTTAGACATTCTATCAAACATCGGGTCAGCCATTGGCTTAGGCTCTGATGACAACAAACCACCTAAGATGGTAAAGTCCACTGGCTTTGACGGCAAGAGCTCTGTCGACATGCCTGAGGGCGCTTTGTCTATGACTGATACCAAGGCCCCAAGTGGTTTGTCAGACTTTATCCCTATGACAGGACCTAAGGGTAGCAAGACGTACATGGACCCCAAGAGTTCTGAAGCCATATTACAAAAAATGCAAGACTTTGTTGATCAAAGGACTAGCAACCAGTCCAATTGGGATAACAGACTTGCTGACGCACAGGCTTGGACAATCGGCGACGCTGGACAAAAAGCTCAAGCCTTAAAAGGCCGTCAAGAGATTGCAACCACTCAGGCCAAAGACGTTCAAGACATGCAGATGCAAATTGCACAATTCAGAGCGGCGCAAGAACGAAACAAAGCATACAATGAGATGCTCAAGGGAACGTACGGTACCCAACCGCAAACTACTGGTGGTGCTCCTCAAACTGGTGGTGCTTCTCAAGCTGGCGGGGATCCTCAAACTGGTGGTGCTTCTCAAGCTGGCGGGGATCCTCAAACTGTTACAACAGCTTCGGGTCAAAGGTTTGCTTTTAGTTCACTCCCTCCAGAAATTCAAGCTGCGGCAAGATCTCAAATAGATCCGGAAGCATTCCAAAAAGTGATCACTGAATGGGCCGCAGAGCATGCCAAGGGTGCGCAGAAAATCGCCGGTGAAATCAATGTTCAGGGCAGAGACTATGTGACCGTCAAGGGCCCCAATGGTACAGAGTACCCATCGCTTAAGAAAGATGTACCAGCACTAATTGCTAAGTTGTATCCTAATGGTGTGGGTTCAGAAGATGTAGTATCTGCTCCTACTACTGCTCCTGATACTACTGCAGAGGCCACTGCCCCGGGTTTTGATGCTCGTAAATCTTATGGAACTCCTGCTAAATTATTAGATAATTTATCAGCTACTGAAAGTTCACATGACCCATTTGCTATTAATCCGGACTCTAAAGCATTAGGCAGATATCAATTTACTCCAGAAACTGCTGCCATGCTTCATAAACAAGGTATTAAGTTTAATCCATTTGATGCTGATGAATCTCGTGCTGCGGCAGATTACTATATTCAAAAATTAGTTAAACAAAATGGTGGCGATTATACTAAAGCTATGATGCAATATGGTGGCTTCAAGAAAGCAGACCCTACTAAATATTTATCACAAGTGATGAATGGTGTTGATTTAAATAATTCGGCCCTTACAGCACAAGCTCCTACAGCACAAGCTCCTACAGCACAAGCTCCTACAGCACAAGCTCCTACAGCACAAGGCTCCCCAACGCGTAATATAGAACTAAATGCTCAGATTCAACAACTGATTACTAGTATTCCTAAACCAAGTCCAAACGCTAATGCGGCGCAGTGGGAAAAATACCATAATACTATTGATCAATTAAAAGGTAACTTAGGTGCGGCCCCTATTCAATCAGCTCAGGCGGCTAATAAAACTACTGAAGTAGCCAGAGCAACAAACTCTGCAATAAATGAAAAATCTGCGATTGAAAATGCGAGCCTATATAATACAACATATAAGTCCGCTCTAGATAAGTTAGAAAGTTTTGCAAACAATAAGGCGAATGATCCTCTATTTGCTATTGGTGATAGGCAGGGTGATTTGACTTCTAAGGCATATAATCTCGCAATTCACTTGGGAGTAGACCCAACGGCGGCAAGAAATACCGTAATATTAAATGACTCTCGAATTTCAAATAGTCAACGCGCCGGAATGAGTGAATTTGATTCTTTAAAAAATCAAATCGTATCTGCATATGTTCACCAAACTTTCCCAGGCCGTATCTTGGCTTCAGAACTAACTTTAGGTGATAAAGCTAAAGGTGTTTCATTAGAGTCTCAGCGAGAATCTAATGCCAGATCACTTGCAAGTATCAGGAATGTGTTTGAGATATCTGATAAACTTGTCAAGGGTTACGCCAAATATAGAGACACTCCAGGTCATGAAAATACACTCTATGATGATTACGTCAGATCTAAAGAGGCAACAGATATGATCAGGTCTTCAAATGAGGTCATGATGAGAAAATTCCCGGGAGCCTACACAAAAGCAGAACCCTCAGCAGAAGACAAATTTGCAAAATATAAAAAGGTATAATAATGGCTGAAGAACATTTCAATCCAGAAGCATTTAAAGCCCAGTATTTAGCTGACCAACATGGTATAGACAGAGAGTCTTATCTAAAAGAAGCACTATCAGATAAAGATTTTATCGCTCAATATGGTGATAAACCAATTGAGGCCCCTGTTTCTGGGTACCAACCGACTTCAGAGGCGGAAGCGGCGGCCAGACCAGACTATATGAACCCATTATTTGGTACTGGATTAGGGGCCTTGGGTGGGTATAAAGCCGCCCCGTATGTAGGTGAACTAAACGCGGCTAAGTATGTTATTGATAAGCTTGACACACTTGGTCAAAACAAAGGCGCAAAGGTACAAGAACCAACTTCTCCCTCACATTTATTTGATGTTCCTAATAATCTACCGTCTACAGAGTTTGCCAGTCCTGAATTGACTGTTCAAGATGCAAGGTACTCCAATCCTCATGGGTATGGAGAACCTGCTGTAAAGAGCGCAAACATTAATCAAGATATTTCGACAGTTCATGCCAATGCTAGAGGCATGGGCACCATGGGTAATGAGGATCCCTTGGCTGAAGGATTTTCTCGTGAAGCCAATAACCGAGTATATACTCCACATGGTGCAGATATTATGCCGACCCCTGCAGAATTAAAAGCCCTACGTCAAATCGAGATGGATAGGATGCGTCAGGCACAAGCTAAGAAGACTTTAGATGCACACGCGACTGAGGCAGCCAAGCAAGAAGCTATTCGCGCATACCGAGCTAAAGAAGGGGCCTCTAGGGTACTAAATGCTCCCCCACCACCCCCTCCTCCCTCACCGCCTACGTTGGGGCAACGTATTGGTTCTACGATGCACCCCTCTGGTTTTGGTGGTAAATTGCTTACTACAGCACTTACCCCTGCGGCAGGCGCCGCGGCTGGGTACTTAGGTACAGACGCCTTTAATAGGTTTGCTGAAGGAGATAATATGCAAGGGGCTATCTCTGGAATTGGTGCAGGGTCTTCATTAGCCGCTATGCACCCAAACTTACGTGGTAAGGCCGCGGGCCTTGCTGTATTGGCTCCTGTTGTCAACTACCTAATAGACAAGAATACAGGCCACCATCCGGGCGAACCTATGGCGCCACATTCTGGAGGCATAACATACACCGAGCCAGTAAAACACTCCATGGGAGGTCAGGTACAACACTTTGGCCCCGGCGGTACAGTACTTAAAGATCTTGTAGAGCCTTTTGCAAATAAATTAATTGAATTATCTGGCATGAAACATCCAATTGCTAAAAATAATTTAAGAATACCATATAATGAAATGTCTAGGAAAGTTATACCTGATACAGCATACACGGCACAACCTACAAAAATTTGGACACCTGAAGACCTATACAAAGGCATGGGGGTCCCTAATGTTGGGGATATGGCGGATACGGGAAACCTATTAACACATGTTAATAATAGAGAATTAATAAACCCTTTTACTAAAGAGCCTATGCCCGTGCAATTGCAGGGAGGTAGATATTTTAATAAATATAATACCTATTTAGACAATCCAGAAAAGAGCGCTGGGTGGGCTTCTCAAGAAGAACAACTTTCTGGGCTATTAAAGCAAGTACAAAAATCTGGAAAGTCCGGTAAAGATGTGTATGGTATTAACGTAATTGGTAGTCCTCAAAACGTAGATTTCAATAATATGATGAGCCATGGCCTTATGGGCCAAATGGATTTCGCTGGAATTCACCCTGACCTTATTAATCAATTCAACGCAGAAGTTCAAAAAAAATACCCTAAATATCTGGGTATCGATAACCCTGATGTGATGGATCAATTGATGGCCCCCAAAATGGGTAAAATGAGAACTCATGTTGTTAGAACAATGGAGAAAAAACCATACCAAGAAGGAGGGTTTCCAGATGTCCCTTCCACAAGAAAAGCTGTAACAGATCCAGAATTATTGAACCTACCTATAGGAACATCGGGTCTTTCAATAAGTAAATTTAACCCAGAGGGGATCATGGTTAAAGACCCAGTGGTTCCACATAATACATATAAAGCCCAAGGTAATGCGGAATACGCCGGAGAGTTTGCTCCAGGTATGGGCTTGGATTATAAAGACATATTCCAAACATCTGCAGACGCCAGAAAAATACTTCCTGGGCATGCTCCATCTCCGGATGACTATAGGTCTTTCTCTGTAACTAAGCCTGCTATTCAAGACTTTAATGACCAATGGTTAGATAGAGTTATGCCATCGTATGAAAAAATAATGGCGACTAAAAACAATTTAGCTGCAGGAGGCTTGGCCTCAGTAAAAAAGTTTGATGGTGGTGGAGAGGTAGAATCTACCCTACCACCAATTAGCGTAACTGCGCCCAGACCATCTCAATCTGAGATGAAGGCTTACTTGGCTACTCATGATGAAAATACAGGTGCTCCAAAAGATGCACTCGGTGACTTCTTCTCTGGTAAGACTAATCTATCCGACTCCCTGACTCAAGCCGGCAAAGAGCTATCAAACTTCCCTAAACCCTCTGGCCTAAATCGAGTACCCTCATTAGATGATCCTGAGGTGCAAGCCGCTATGGCCCTTGCACCTATGGGCTTGGGCACCATTAAGGGTGTAGGTGGTCAGTGGATGCCAAGTGCGGTTTCACGACTTGAACGTTATTTAACCGACCGATATGGAAATGATAACATATCTAATTGGTTACAAACCACGGGTAAAAAATACATTTTAAATCGAGCTGGGACTCCTTCCGATGAAATTAGATTGTTAGCAGATCAAGGGATTACACATGTTCCTCCAGAAGAATCTTTAAGACGATTTGAACAATCGATTAAACCTTCATTAAAAGATATAGTTAAAGCTAGAATAGATGCCGGATTTCCTGGGGTGGGGCATGCTGAAACAAATCCAGGATCTATGTGGGAAGCCAATGCGGATATGGCTATTCAACCATATAAAGCAAGTCAATTAGCTCCTTTTAAATATGAAATGCCTTGGCTTGATAAGCTTGATCCCAATACTCCGGTACATGACTTTACATTTAGTAACACTCCTAATATGTTAGGTATGGACCATTTAGCTAATGCTCTTCGTTCTGATATATCTTCAGGTAAACTTCGTCCTGAACAATTAAATAAAGTATCTATTAGTGATGCAGTTAATCGTGCGCATCAACAGCGTGGTCAATTAGAACAAAATAAAAATCAATTAATTCAAGGGGTTCCTACTGTTAAAGAGTATCCTAATGGATTTCACTGGAAAGAACTAACTCATCAAGACCCCGCCACATTAGACGCCATCCTCAAGAAAGAGGGTGACACAATGCAGAACTGTATTGGTGGATATGGATCGGAGGTAATAGAGGATGGCACTAAGCTTTACTCACTACGTGACCCCGCAGGCAACCCCCATGCTAACATTGAAGTTCGTCCGGGGGATGAAGGTCCAGAAATTAGGCAAATTAAGGGCAAACAAAATGAAGCCCCTAATGTAAACTACCAGTCCTACATCCAAGACTTCGTACAAAATCCACATACAGGACAAGAATTTTTCAATGTGAACGATCTTGAAAATACAGGGTTAATAAACGTTGGTAAGCTTAAATCCCATGGTCTAGCAGGTCTTCCACCGGGGGCAGGCCAAAGTATTGATGCTGAATTAAATAGAATTCACCCAAGACAACCCGGACAATTCGGAGGCTTTGAGTCTTCTGGGCAATATGGTAATAGGATGACATCATACAGTCTGTTAAAGAATTTAACTCAAGACCTTCCCGGCAATTATGTTAATGAGCAACAATTACTAAACCATTTACAAGGTAAGGCACCAAGACCTGTACAAGAAAGCTACAGTAACTTCTATGATCAGCCTACAGGTATGGCGGGTGGTGGTAAGGTCGGAGCTATTACGTCTTTATTAGAAGCCGCACCAAAGATATACCAAGGTGCTAAGGACCTAATCCTACCTCCTGCAGAAAACGCAGCCCGTACTCAAATCATTGGCACACTCCCTACCTATCAAAAGGCTAGTGACATGTTCCAAAAGTTAGGTGCGACAGGTAAGCCTTTAGATTTTGGTGCCGGACTAGGTGAGGGTGCTAAGATAATGAATGCTGATACCTTCGAGCCCTATGCTAAAAACTGGACACCGACCTATACTAACGCCGCGGATATTCCAAGTGATGCATATGGTAAGTTGACTAACCTCAATGTGCTTAATGTAATGCCTAGAGAGATGCGCGACCAGACTGTCAGCGACATCGGTCGAGTGATGGATAGGGGTGGATTAGGTATCTTGACCACTCGCGGCAATGATGTAATGAAGGCTCAAGGCCGTCCAGGCCCTGAGCCAACTTCAATCATCACAACCAGAGATACGTATCAAAAAGGATTCAACCCTCAAGAGTTGGAAGACTATTTGAAATATATTCTGGGTAACAAGTTTGATATTAATAAACTTAACTTAGGCCCCGCTGGAGCACTAATTCGTAAGAAGTAATTACCTCCTATTTTTTATATCTTTTATTTATCCAACCTTCTGCCGCCAAGGGAAATTCGAGTGCCCATTTTGGTGAAGTTGTCATGCTTTTAAGAATATCCTCAAAAGATTCATCTGCTGTTTTTTCATCAACTAATACCAAAACCTCATCATGGATGCAGTTACATAGCTCGTACCCCGCTTTGTCTATTAACAACATTGACTCCGTTAAGAAGTCACGAGCCGATCCTTGTACAAAACTTTGGAATATTGAGCTACCAATCAATGGATTACGCCCCCACTTACGGGTGTACGTATTCTGACTGAGTACCGTCACGGCAAGCTTCTTTTGACCCCATGGCGTCATGACCTCCTCCAACATAGGTCGTTGCCAACAAATCAACCTACCACTAAGCAACTTCATCCACAGCGCCTTATTATCAGCCTTTAGAGTAACCTTGTTATTGGCACTAAATGCTGTGCCCATATCCTGGACCGCACTGATCGCGGCATTCTCACAGGCGTACCAAAGTTCTTTAACCTTGGGATAGGCCGCCCGGTAGTTGTCCACGGCATGTTGGGACTGCGCTAGGCTAAACTCGACGCCCATACCCTTCGCGTACTCAACTAACCCCTTGGCTCCCTGACCAAACATACACCCAAGAACAGCCGACTTAGCAATCTGTCTCTGCTCCTTGGTGACGTCCTCATACGGGATGTGGTACAAGGAAGTTGACGCAAACATCATGTACTCGTCTAAACCTTGTCTAAACATCTCTACCTTGTCTTTTTGGTTTGCGACATAGACACCCACTCTATTTTCGATCGAGCTAAAATCGACGTCAATGAAGGTCTTTCCATCTGGAGCCTTAATTGCACTACGTACCAAAGAACTAAGTTCCTGCATGGTACCAACTCCGTTACCAAAGACTCTTGGGATTGCGTCCGCAATCTCTGCGTCTTTAAGAGTAGGACGAGCAATGTTCTGTAAATTAAGTCCACCACGAGAAGCAAAACGACCCGTGCTCGCGCCGTGATAGACCAGTGTATTTCTAATTCTTCCATTTCTTTGTATCTCCAATATTTTAGCGTACTTAGCCACGCTAGTTTGGCTTCCTTCTTGACGCAGTTCAAGTGCTCTTTTTACATTCGGGTGTAATCCGGTCTTTTTTAGAATACTGGTTACTGTCTCTGCAGTTAAGTTTTGTAAATTGGCACCCTTGGAATTTAACCAGTTTAGTAATTTCTGTCTCTCGGACGGTTTACACCCAGTCAAAGCCAATAATTCTTGGTCAAGGGTGTTTTGTGCAAATTTTACAGCTTTCACCGCATTTTCGACCTCCACAATCGCCACAGGAACGCCGATCGTATTGATCCTGTTAGTAAGGGTCCAGATCTGTTGCTCAAGAGCGTCTAGGGGCCTCAGCGAGCGTCCTATGGACATCTCGGTTAAAACGTCCTGTTTACAGTACTCAAAAAGCTGTTTTAAAAGTTCTGGGTCCTTGTTAAAGACTCCGGCGTGAGGTTTGCACAGTTTTTGGATTAGTTTCTTACCGATTGGGTCTTTTTGGTACTCGGCGTCCATAACGGCACCGGCGTCTTCCAAACTCTGTGGAATATTATTTGCCGCGGCGATCGCCATGGTATCGATACATTGTTCAAGTTTAAGTGGAGGCCATCCGTATTTAGGAACACAGACACAGTTCCAAATTGCATACTCAAATAGCGCGTTCCAAGCTTGGATCTTGCCACCGAATTGTACGTGCTGCATTAATTTAGAATACTTCATTAATTCGGGAGCTTGTACTAAGACTGTATTACTATCCGTCCCATAAGCGATGCAGATAACTTCTGTTGATGGGTCATTGGCATAGACATCCAATCCCCGAGTTGATAAATCGATATTACTACGTGTTTCAAAGTCAATACTATAAATCATTATAATGCTCCTAGGCTCCGGACTTATCCGTTAAAAAAGGTGGGGCGATGTTATGCCCCTCCGTAAAACTATCGTATGTAAATGGGCGTACCCTCTCCCACGTACGCTCCTATCACGTTATACTCAAAATATTCAAGGGCCTCTTCATCAGACATCTCGTTGTCCTCCATCAATGCCTGGAGTATCATCTCGGTACTGTAGACTACTTTGTCACCATAATACGTGACACCAATGATACACTTGTCAAACTGCTCCCTTGGCTCCATCACCATGGCATCATCATCTAAATACTCTTCCATCTCAAAGTTCATAATCGCGCTCCACTTGTTCATATCCGTCTCCAAAGTAATGTAGGCCTGTTGGTCCATTTTGTCCTACGATGTCTTGTCGTTTCTCATCATCCTCAGACCATAGTTCCACAGGTTGACTGGCGGGAACTTCAGGAGCTCCCAACTTAACTGACCAGTCGATTTCTGAAAATCCTCGGTCGTATTCGGCCGATTGTGTTTTAGACTTGAGTAAGTCTCCGGTAATTTCATTCTTTGCCGTCATGATATTTCAACTTCTAATTTGCGTTTTGGTTTAGTTTGAGGCATTGGTTCTTCCTCTTTTAGACCCTCCAGTTTATAAATGACGTCTTTAGCTAAATTATATATCGTAACTTGTTGTGGAGTATACAAGTTTATGTGAACTTCTAAACTTTCAATTGCAAGTTTTATTTCATCTTGAATTAAATTAATTTTACTATTTAACATTTCACTCTCCATATGTTTTTAAAACCCAATTAGCGAAATCTATTAGCTCGAGCCTACTTGCGCTAGATTTCATAGCATTCGCTAACTGAGATACCACCTGAATATTATCTTTAGTGTACCCTTTAGAACTGTCAATCCTATCAAGAGAAGGTGAGTTTCGATATGCTCCGGACTTTCCAACGTTCATATTCAATTTAATATTTAAAATTGGACAAACTTCTGGAATATTAATGTCCTCAATACTAATGTTAAATTCTCTTTTAGATTTAACACATCGCTGTTTGGCTCTTTGTATCATCTTATATTCAGGAGTCATAGACTTAACTCGAGAACTATTGCAGGGTTTACAAAGCGACATGGTACTCGTTTTTTCAAAAACTTCTTGACAATTTGTGCACTCTCGATGTGTTTCTGAAACCAAATATCCCTCTCTATTTTTAGTAAGATTTTTCATATTATCTAATTGGGCAGGCCCCTCCAGCGCATTCATCGTCAGTGCTCAAATCCAATGCCTGTTCAATTTTTGTAATCAGGGTTGTATTTGCAATAATCTGATCATACACTTCTTTTGTAATTTCTTCAATAGGAGCTTGATGAAACCCATGGTCTGAATGGAGTAAGAAACTTAAAGATTTGTGTCCATTTCTATAATTCTTTTTCAAATACTCTCGAATTTCTGGAAGTTCTTCTTTTCGATAGTACACTGTACAAGATACAGAATTATCTGACCACTCTTCTTGTAGGCGTTTAACCTCTTTTAGCTGATCAATAGCTGTCATTTCTGCGGCTAATTTCGTCCCCTCTGGATAACTAAAAGGAAACTCTACCACCATAGTTGAATGGTCTTCTGTTCCGTCGAAATTTCGCTGAGGTTCTACTTTATATCCATGTTGCTTGCAGGTTTCGATTAATGGGTGTCCCGTTGCGATACGGACCCTTCTGATCATGTATTGAGCATACGCCGGATGTATTCCTGAGGTTACCCCTGGTAATAAAGACAGTGTTCCGCTAGGCTTACAAGTTGTTAATTTTACAGAAGGATTATACCCTTGGAGCTCACTATAAGCTTTATCAAAAGCTCGTAATTTAACATATGCGTCCGATAGCCAACTTCTCTGATCTTCACTGGCCTGCAATACTCCTGTCACCCCTAATCCCATTCGCTGTTGTTTGTGGACAATTGCTTCAGTTTCTTTATTATGGCAAGGTAAATTTAAAGAATGCTTATTTACTCGATACAATAAGTTAGTTACATCATCAAATTCCTCTTTACTTTGAATATTTGGAAGATAGATTTCAGCCAAACAGCAAGTTTCATATGGGGCTAATGATTGTTCAGCACAAGGATTATAAGCTTGAACCAATGGATCAGGATACTCTGTTTCGCCAAGGCGCCCAACCTTTCGGGATAAGCGCATATTAATTAATCCGTATGGTTCGCCTTTTCCTTCATATCCATCCCAAAAGTATTCATGTAAATCTGAAATGTCATTACAAATAACACTGTTATTTGACATTGCTCTCCAACTTGGAATGTTTCCCATGTCCCATCGTTTGGCTAATAGATACTCCACATCATCTGGGTCTCCAATTGCGATTTGAGCAGATCTGCGCACATTTCCTGCGACCACAACAGATCCAATGATGTTCATAATGTCCAAGGCATCGATGGGTCTGATTTTTTTACCTAAGCGTTTAGATAAAATAGCACTAATTTGATCAATCCCTCGTACTAAATCTTCTGGCCCACTTGCAACACCTCCAAATCCTTTAATTAACGCGCCTTTAGACCGAATTAATTGGGTACTGTACGTGAAAGTATTTGCTTCTTCTGATAAGAATGCGGCTTTTAATGTTTTACCTAATAGTTTGACCCATCCTTCACGAGTGTCAGGTACAATAAAATCTGCATCTGCGTGATTTACTCGAGTTGGTACTATAAAGTTTGAATTAACTGGGGGGAGTTTATCTACGTTTTTTTTCTCAATATTATATCCAACACCTGACCCTAGCATTAACATATCAAAAGCCCATGTAAATGGTCGAACAGGATGGTCTACAACGGTTGCTGCGCAGTTTTGTAGAGATGCCAATCCTAATTTACCTACAGTGTCTGTGCCCAATTGCCATAAAAATCTACCTGCCACGGTGCCTTTTAGTTCAAGCATGTAGTTGCGAAGTCGATTAGATTCGTCTTCTGTGAATCCACAATTTAATTGAGTGTCACAAGCTTTAATAATCCGATCTACCGTTTGATCAAACTCTTCTGTGTTGCTGTTTGGATTTGATTCTTCCAATCTACGAGCGTATGTTCGTTTATACACTAAATAGCCTATGGTGGACCATGGAGTATCTGCCATATCTTAATATCCTTATTTTTGGGGGAAAAAAAGGGGCGATGATTAGTCGCCCCATGCCTACTTAAAGGTTAATTAAATAGCGAAGTCCGAAGCGGCAGAAGAACTACCACCCAAGCGATCACCATCTGTTAGTTTCTGTACGTTCTGTAAACCATACGCGATACCTTTTGAACCGCTTGTGTTGTATGGGTAAAGTGTCACTGAGACACGACCATAACAGCCTGAGTAAACTTCATTCGGGTCAATGATCTCGTTCATGTCAGCGTCTACAACTCCTGGACGTTGACCTGAGCTTGCGTTAAAGAAGTATGAGTTAGCGTAAGCCTCGTCATCTTTCTCTTCATCGCCGTCACGTAAAGCACCTTTTAATAACTTAGGTACCGCACCACCAAAAATTGCCGCGTTAGCTGTAGCCACTTCTTTAAATGCATCGTTAAATTTCTTGATTGTCTCGGTATCACTTTTTGGGATGATAACAGACACAGAGTACTTCTCTTTATCACTACCCATTGCGGCCACTGGTGTGAACAAGTGAGCGAATGAAAGACGAACCTTACCGGTTACTAATTTAACTTTTGTTGAGGCAACTGCCATAATATTTCCTTTTTAACGTCAGGGTAGGACTTCAATAGGGGCCTACCCGTCAACCCTTCACTACAATACCACACTAAATTTAAATATGCAAGACTATTTAAAATCTTCTTTTGCACCGGTTGTATCTTTAACCAATTTGGGCTGTCCCTCTGGACGTTGGACCAAATGCCCTAACCACTCAACCACTTGACCCTTGGCCGCTAATTTCTCCAAGTTCGCAATTGATTTAAGTTTTTTAGGCTCCCACATGTCACACTCAAACAGACCCTTTGACTTAAGCTCTTCTACTGCAAGTGCGTGGTCAATAATCTTACGGTGTGTTGTGGTAGTCTTTAGCATGTATCCCTTAGGGATGATGCCTCTTCCTACAGCTCGATCTAAAACATAGTCTTCTAAGTCAGTTACCCAGCTCTTTAAATTCTGAGCTACATCCAGTGTATCAGACACTTCTGTATCTGTCAACAGTGCCGGCGCTCTAAATTCTAATTTAGCGGTTGATAAATTGAAATCCGCACGAGCTCGACACTGTGCTTTAGCGCGACAAAACTGACAATGTTCCCCAGCAACAAAATCTCCATCGCCTAACCATGCCTTTTTAGCTTTTGGTTTCACCACATAGTTTGCCCACTCCAGAAGTTTAGCAACTGTGGTGACTTCTGTTGTGATACTGCCAAGCCTTGGTTGATGGATAGTATACTCTATTTCTGTTATGTTTGGATACTCTTCTTTGAATTTGGAATACGCTCCCAATGCATATAATCTCAATTGAGGATTATGTTTGGCGGACACCGGAATACCAGCACCAAATTTTAAATCTATTACTCGTACCTTATGTTTAGATAAGATGACCACATCGGCAGTGCCATAGCCCTCAGGAACCCAATCACTAAAGTCTGTCTTTTGCTCAAACATTGGAATATCTTCTTCACCAATTTGAGATCGAACATATAGCACATAATTATCGACGTGCTCCTCGAAGTCTTCATTGTAGTACTGGGTCGCCATAACCTCGGCAACCTCTTTGTCGTACTCTGCTTGCGTGATTTGATCGTAATACTTGCGTAGCTTGGCCTCGGCCAAGGAGTGGGCTGTGGTGCCCTCTTGACTAAAATCAAATCCGCCCTTGGATCGTTTCTGCTCCGGCAGTGTCGCCTCTAGCCTAGCGCTTGGTGTGCAGGACATCCATCGCTTAGATCCGGAGGCGCTTAACATAGCATGGCTCGCCATTTAAAGCTCCTATTTGTGTTTAATTAGGTATTGTATAGCAGTTTCGAGTGTTTGTACAGAGTCTTTGAATAGACCTAGGCCAATGTTGCACTGTCTACAGAGAACCTCTCTGAGACCGCCACTTGCGTGGCAGTGGTCCATGTTGGCATTTTTTGCGTGGGAAAACGCATGCTTACATATCGCGCATGCGTTATTTTGACTAGCTATAAGAGCATTGAACTCGTCTAGCGTTATATTGAACTTCGTTATTAAATCTTTGTTGCGTTTTGCTACTTTATTCTTGGGGTTCTTGTACCAGTTCTTTGCCCTAAGTTTTTGGCAATCCCTGCAGTACGTTTGTTTCTTGTCGGGGTTTCTTGCGTCAGCGTTGAATTCAGATATTGGCTTTGTGCCTTCACAGTCCCGACAGAACTTCATGCGTTATGCGTTTAACGCTTTAATGAGATCGGCTATCTCTTTGTTGAAGTCAATCTTAACTTCTGCCTTGATGTCAACCTTGGTGTCGCGTGTCTCACGGTAGTCGTCAGGGTACTGACCCTTTAATGCAATCTCAGCTATCCGGCTGTTAAATGCTTTATTTTCAATGTTTTGCAACATAAGGTTCTCCCAATAGGCCTGACCATGAACTGTTGCCAAGTCCATTGTCTCAGCAAAAACAGGGTCGTCTTTCTTTAGTCTTACCGCAGTAGCCCTACTAATCCCAATGGCTGCGTACATAGCCTTTTGAGACGCGCCAACCTTACCCATATCTAAGATGGTGACGGCTTGCTCGGGTGTGAATTTAATTTTTTTAATGGCCATATTGATCTTAGTATAGTTAGGAAGAGTCCTAACTATACTAATGCACAAATTACACTTGATCAGCCCTGTCTCTTACTTCTTCGGCCACCTTGTTACGGGCGCGAGCCTCTCGTAATGCCTCGTTGACAACAAGGCGTGTTACTGCCCCTGCCATCTCCATACGATACGCTTCTTGCTCATCTGCCTTGCGACGGAGGATTGACTCCTTAGCCGCTTGGTTAGACATGCCATTGGCTTCCAGTAATTTCTTGACTAGATCACTCATAATTAGAAGTTGCCTTCCGCTGATACTGAAGCCTCTACTGGTGTGGCGTTGGCAACTGCGGCCTCTACTTCGTCATTAGCGGCTTGAATTGCTTGGAACTGCGGGGAGCCTTGTTGTTGAATCAGTGTGATAAGTTGCGCTGACTTCACGTACGATGCGTCACCTAAGACGTTAAGTAAGCCATTGATTTGATCTACTGTGAATGTGATGTTAATTGTGTCCATATTAATTCCCTTTTAAATTTGTTAATCGTTTAAGTTCTGCGTTTGCGTAAAATAAAATCTTTCTAATGCCTCGTTCTTCATTACAATGTGATGCCTTACCGTACCTGTAACACTCTCTAAAAATCTCCCCAATTTGTGCGTTCATGAGCTTCGCACTAACTAGGTCTTGCAATTCAGACGCATTTTCTGGAAGTTTGTAGTAGTTCGCAGAAGATCCATCTGATTGTTCTTTGGCTAACCGAATAAATGTTTCATTTCCACTATGGCACCAAGCTTTTGCTGAAGATTTGCCCCAGTCTTCGAATGTTGCGTTGTCAATACTCATACCCCCAGCTCCTTCTTGATTAATAAAAGCGCCGCATTAAAATGGTAGCGCCAATACTTTTCTGTTACACTAACTTCTTTGTACTTCATGCCCTCTAAGAAGGCTTCCATTATGAACTTCTGCTTCGGTTCCAACCTACTGATAATTTTCAGTATGTCTCCCATGTCCTCAGGGTCCCAAGGTAGCCAACCGTCAGATGTTAAGTCCGAGGCTGTGCCATCCTTACAGTCTTCTCGTTCCATGATGTCTGGGTCTTCATCAGACAGTCTTGGAATTGCGGCGTGTACTTCAAGTTTAATTTTTGTCATACATATACTAATGCACAAATTGAAGTATTTTGCTGTCATGTTATGAAATAAATTTTAAATTTTAAAATTCAATGATGCAAGTACAGCATCCTGCACGTTAATTTTCCCTGCAAGGGTTTGAACTACGTGATTATCTACGCTATCATCAATTAAAAATCTATGTACAATAACAGGTTTCTCTTGTCCTTGTCTATACACTCGGGCTTGTGCCTGCTGATAAGATTCAGAAGACCAAGGTAAATCGTAAAAACATACATTAGCAGTGTTTGCATGGTTATTTTGCAAATTCAATCCTACTGACCCACTCATATGATGCACTAGCATTTGTTTTAAGGTGCCTTCCCGCCATTTTTTTATTGATTCCTCACTCTGCCCCTCAGCGTCTGGAAAACGCTCCTGTAGGGCTTGTAGTGAGCTCTTATAATGATAAAAAATTAAAGATGGAGTTCCATCGTCTAAAAGGTCTTGAATATAGTCCAGTTTTATACTGTGGACTTTTTCCCAAGTGCCATCCTCTTTATACAAAACCCCACTGGTGAATTGCAATAGTTTATTTATTAATACCGCCGCAGTTACTGCAGTGATGGTTTTATCATTCACATCAATGACCATATCTTTCTTAAAAGCATTATAAGCTTTTTTTAATTTAGAGTCCATTGCTAAATTATGGTCAATAACAGTTAGTTTTGGCATTTCCAAGTAATCTTTGGCGGACATGGAAAAACAAATGTCTTTTATACGTCCCCGTATCTCTTGCTCGGCGCCGTCTTTCAGTTTCCAAGAGTATACAAGTTTAGTATGTCTATTCCGTTGGTCCGGCTCAAGATAAGTATCTCGAAATTTTGTAAGTGTTGTACCAAGGCGTTCGCCCAAGTCTAAAATACCAACCTGAGCAAAAAGTTCAGAGACAGTATTTGGACAGGGTGTTCCTGTAGCAATAATTCTACGCTTAAATGTACTTAGCTTCTTTTTTAAAGCTTTAAACCTTTTAGTAGATGGATCCTTGTATCTACTACTTTCATCGAGCAATAAATAATCAAATGTGGGAATGTTTTTCAATCCAAATAGCCATGCAATATTTTCATTGTTAATAATGTAAATATCTGCATCCTGTTCTAATGCAAGTAGGCGTTCTTTTTCTGAGCCGAGTACTTTGATAACTCGTAGGTGTTTGAGGTGGTCCCACTTTGATACCTCTGCTGCCCACACATTTTTAGCAACAGATAATGGTGCCACTAACAAAGTCTTTCCCTTGGGGCTATCAACAATAATGGTCAAAGCTGTCACACTTTTCCCAAGTCCCATATCCATTAGCAACCCCATGTGTGGTAAGGTTTTTGCTTTTTCAATAATGCTTTGTTGGTATGGGTGTAATTGTGTTCTATTTAGCATTTTTTTTGATTTCCTTTTATTAATGCATATCTTTCAAAATAAACGCCTCAACATCTTCATAAGACCTTAGAACGTAGACTGGATGCCCCTGGTCTTCGAGTTGTTTGAACACTATCTTTTGCCTTTCGCTTACTACCCCCTTGAGTGTCTTTAACTCTATTAGGAATACTTTCGATTGCCAAAAGATCAGGCGATCGCACACCCCCGTTATCGAGGACGTCCACTTCAAGCACAATCCCTTCTTTTCCTTTACCTTTTTTATCAATAGATTTTCGATTTGCTTTTCTAGCATTTTGCTCCCTCTCGATTACGCTTGCGCTGTATGTTTGTTCCACCAAGCTTTGTGTAAAATAAGCCCGCGTCTCGCCGGCTAGATTTTCCTCACCGATAAATTTTCCGAAGCGCTCGACTGTGTGGCTACACTCGTGGGCAATTGTACCGACCAGTGACGGCTCGTCATCAATGTAGTCGTCTAGATCAAAGACCATAATGACTAAGTGGCCTTTGCCAGACTCAATGGTGTGCGTCTCAGCCATTCCTCGTTCAAAGGCATTGACTTCGACGTGAACACCGTGGTCTCTAAGACACTGTTTGTAGGCCTCGTTACTAAATGCCAAGTAGATGATTTGTGGAAAAAACCCCGCGTCTAGCGCGTAATACTTAGCCTTCGCCATTGTCAAGCGCCCGTTGACTTAACATTTCATCTGCAATATCATAAGCAATTTCACTTATTGGGCTTCGGTCATCAGAAAGCCATTCCAGTGTTTTGTCTGCGGATAGCATGCCATTCATTGCCGAGATGGCAATATAGTCACGTAGGTCAATGCCAGAGTCTCTAATACCGTCTTTAGTTACTATTGGGTACACTTTCATTTCTTTCTCCCTACTGGTTTGGCTAATAAATATTTGTCACCCATGGTAGCTTTGACAGCCTCTACCTTACGTGTGCGTTCGTCAATGATATCTTGCGATGGTGATGATAGGCCGTATAGGCTCATTACTTGATCATGCATTTTTATATCTCCATTGTGGTGGGTTAGGTCGTCTTCCTGATTCCATGCGTAGTATAAACGCATTGTGTCTAAAAAACAAGTCATATTTTTTCATGTGATTTCGTCTGCTAGACGACATCTGTCCCTTATAAAATCGTCGCCTGATTATTATCATTTTTTGGGGTTGCCCGTGAGATCCACATCCCTCAAGAATGGCAGGCCAAAAGCCTCTCGCATATTGGCCATGACGCGCTGAAGTTCTTCGATGTCTTTACCAAACACCTCGGCCGGACAGTGCCCATAGGGCTCTCCGTCTTGGTCATAGTACACCTCACGCACGTCTAGTAAGATCTCGTCGTCTAAGTCTTTTACTTCTACTACTCGGTAATTCCACATCAGTATGTCCCCTCGTCAAATGATACTACACTATTAATATACGCCTGTGCCTTGACGTTTAGACGGATCCCATTGTACGTGTGTGTACGCTGTCCATTGGATCTATCAATTCCTGGCTCTATCCTGTACTCTTGAGTCGCCGCTAAGAACCTGCGCTTAAACGATAACTCTGTGCCTACCACTAACTTCTTCTTGAGTGCCCAGTGAGAGTAACACGTAAACACGTCATCCTTAGATACCTGTGCCGTTGGATCAAACTCTAGGGTGTCCTCAACAAATGATCCGATTGGGTTACCAAGTTCGGCCATTAGTTCTAGGTAAGATACACCTGACGCGGGTTGTATAAAATTACCTCCCCTCGCAAGCCTGCGTGTCAGCCCCACCATCGCCCAATTAAAAATACCAGACAACTCCGCCCTTAACTTGACGTCTAGGTTGGTGTCCTCGTTGTCAAAGAATGACTTGGTCATCTTGAGTACAATCATCCGGCCTGTCAATGCGTTTGAGTTCTCAGTCAACTGTAGTACTTCGTTGGAGTAAATTACTATTCGTGTCGGCAGGTATCCGTTCCACGACTCTTTGTTCTTTCTATTAACTGTGATAGTGTCCCCACCCACAATACGAAGGAGTTGACTAACAACAGCGTTTCTATTCCGTTCAGGTGCTCGGGCATCAGTAAAAGAAGCAAGCAGTTTACCAAGCCAAGGCTGTAAGCCAAAAGTATCACAGAGTTCTCCTAGTTCGGGCGCAACAGTATTGTGCTGACCCAGTAATGAAACAAGTATGCGGTTGATTGTGCCCTTACCTGACCGACGAGGGCCGATCATGTTAAAGAATTTCTGTTGCTTGGTGTCGCCACTCAATATGTATCCGAACATCTCCTGCAGTGTGTCAATGGCCTCTGTGTCTGTCTCCCATAACTGCACCAAGAAGTTCTCCCAAAGAGGACACTTGGCCGTTGGGTCGTAGTCAAAGTTCAGAGAGTTCTGTGTAAAGAAACCCTGTGAGTGTGGCAACAAGAGTTGGTCTTCTACATGGAACAGTCCGTTCTTTAAGCTCACTAGCTTTGACGCGTCCGGCTTGCTATGTGTGTACTCAGGCAACCAAATTGGTGGCTTAGTGTTCGCGTGGTTCGGCAAGTGCACGATAGACTTGAGCGCGTCAATGACTGCAGAGACCGCGGCAGGGTTTGGGTTGAATGGTAAAATCTCTTGCTTGCGCCCTAGCTTCTTACACTTGTCCAAGAATTTATACACCTCTGACCTGACTGTGTTCTCCTCCAAGATCTCGTAGTGTGTGCCAGTGTGGATAAAGAATTCATCCGCGTAGTGCACCAACTGAAAGCCCTCCTCTGTCCGGTAGTAGTTGTCCAAGAAAATACGTGCGTGGCTCATCACGTTACTGTCTAGGATAATCTCACCACTGTTTAGTGCCTTCTTAATCTTTAACTGATTGACCTTGAATATCAGGGAGCGTAGTGTTGCACCACTGCCTGAGAATGTCGCCCACTTCTTATCACACATGTTGGGCGTGTACTTGACGCTGTCCATCGACCACCTGTCCCAAGCCTCTAGCCACTCATAATCACCTTGGCCTTGGTGGTTCATGGCCATACCAACTACTAGCCAGTCTGAGTATGTCGCGTCAGGATCCAACTCTGACAGTATCTCCACCTCAACTCGGTGTATGTCATAGCCCTCAACTGGCGTCACGTAGTCCGAGAATGCATCACCTGTGCGGGTGATAATACGCTCTGGGATGATGTGCGTCAGTACCTGTATGTCTGTAGGGATCTCGCCCTGTAGTTTTGCCCCAGTGACAGTAAAGTACCTAGACGTGTTGTATGCCTCAAACCCCAGGCTGTGATCAACGTGCGCGTGTTGGAAGTCGGATCGTGTGAATATTTTCAATCCCGTCTCTGACGGGGATACCTCAACGTAGCCCTCGATGTTGTCTATAATATTCTGTGCAAACTCTGTCAGCTCGCCTGTGTCTACGTCTCGGCAGTCATCGATGTCAATTCCCACCAAGTCATCATCATTAGAAAATACAAACCCAATACCACTGAAATTACCTGACGCATATGATGCCTCCACACTAAAAAAATCTGTCCAATGTTTTGGGTTAGTGGATGACGCAGGCGCACCTGACGACTGCATCGGTAGTTTGGACAGGCGCTTGGTGTCCCCCTCGCCAACCTCTACGTACTTCCACATAACCCACCGATTAATCTTCTTTAACTCTAATGGTATGTTTTCAAATTGTACTTTCAACTGTATCTCCTCTACCAACTATCAAATCCAACTAGGCTACTGGCGCCACGAAATCCCGAGCTTCCTGTATACCTTTGACTCTTGTGTTCCTGTACCCGTTTGTTACTGTTAATAAAGACGCGAATGTGTGATGGTGCCGGTGGTGCATAGTCCTCAACACCCTCCGGTTTTTCTAATACCTTAGTCGTCCGGTGGTATGTCACATTATATGTCTCATCGTTCTTAATGACAAACTTCTTGTCAATTAAATACTCGAATGCGTACCGGATGTTTTGTCCGGTGACACCTAAGATCTTGGCCAGTTCTGTGGTCGTCTTGTCTCCGTACCCAAGTACGTCCCAAATCTTGTAGGCTAGTGCCTGTGTGCTAGGTTTTAAATCTTTCATGCGTCTCTCCAAGCCCATCCCATGGCGCTTAATATGTTATCAATCTGCTCCTGTGTTGGTTTAGGATAAACCGCGAGCTCTGTACTGTCTGGCAGTACCCAGTACCCTGAGGGTTTATTATTAACCTTGCCTGATAGTGCTAGTAAACTATTCATATATTGCCTCCCCTTGAACCAGTGTGGTGCCAATCTTTAAAGTGCATTGAGGGTCTTTCTTTGGCATCATTTCCCACAATATTGCTGTTATCCAAAATCCTACTAAAATTAATACAATGTATCTAATCATATTTATCCGATACCCATATAAAGTGATCCGCTAGGGTCACACAAACGAATGCAAACCACCAGTAGGCGCTTGCGTTATTAGCATCTAAGAAAAATGCAGTCATTAAGTATATCATCATTTATTAAAATCTCCTAGTTTTTTCCTGCACATACGTTCTTCCACTCCAAGTCCTTGATCTGTTGCACCAAGTACATCACCTCCCTATGTAATTGCTCAATCCTCTCATAGGCAGCGTCCAGTTCTATTAGTGTCTGTTCATGTGTCGCCATTTGTCTTCCCTTTCGGTCATATATATTACATTCTGCAAGTTTATGCGGTGATTATTACCGCACGGGTATATACAATGTATATACTTTTTATCTATACTTCCGCATATTTACCATATCTGCATACAGTCGTTTACTTGTATCTGAACGCCTAAATGTTTTCATGCGACCATCCCATATTGGCTTGCCGTTAAGCATCCGCATTTGGTGGAGCATCATTTTGTTTCTCCTTCAACTGGATTACTCGCGCGATATGCCAATGATTCCGCTCTGTGTGATTCGCAAGCTGAAAGTAACCATATTTTATTTTCAGACCAAAATTTAGTGGCATTAGTATCCATTTCTTTGATAATTTCATCATCAAATTTAGCCCATTCTTTATGCTCAAATCGTTTACATCCAATGGTTAAGAATGATTCCGTTATGGTTACTTGCCAATAAAGACCGCTGATGAAAATAGGTGCAATTGCTAATTTTTCACCGATTAGGTTGGCACCGATTAGGTTGGCACCGCGTAGGTTGGCACCGATTAGGTTGGCACCGATTAGGTTGGCACCGATTAGGTTGGCACCGATTAGGTTGGCACCGCTTAGGTCGGCACCGCGTAGGTTGGCACCGCGTAGGTCGACACCGCTTAGGTCGGCACCGATTAGGTCGGCACCGATTAGGTTGGCACCGATTAGGTTGGCACCGATTAGGTTGGCACCGCGTAGGTCGACACCGCTTAGGTCGGCACCGCGTAGGTTGGCACCGCTTAGGTTGATTTTTTCTTTAATAGCTAACAATACTGCTTCTCGCATATTGTTAGCTTCGCAAGTGAAAAGTATGTTGTTGGTATATCTATGTTTAATTTCAATTTTCATTTTGTTTCCTTTTTTGTATAATTAATTGCAAGTAAATATTGCACACTTAGCCATTACTTATCCTTTCCTAGTGCATCATCAATGTATTTATCTGCATATTCATGAGCTAATTGAGTAACAACAGTATTAGACCTGCGACAAATAAAAGGTAAATCTTGATTATGATTGTCACGTAACTATCTATACCGTTCAGCATCTTTAACAATATCAGACTCTAAATCTTCCATCATTTTGTTTTCCCTGTTAAGTTAGTTATGTCTAACATTTCAGGCTAAAATTGAACCAAATGTGTGGACTAGCTAACCTTTTTAACGCTTTTGTTATATAAGTTACGACTTTCTGTTACATGTAACGCTTTCGTTATCATTCATTCTTTACTATCTGTAAATCTAATTGCCATAATGTAAAGTATGCTTTACTTTTTGCAGACAATGCTCACCCCATATGCCTCAAACCTAATGCTAGTGTGTGTGTTTAAAGATATATCAAATAGTCGCTAAAGTATATAAATGTATCTATAAACTAGCTTTAAAGCCCTTTAAGTACATATTTATGGCTTTTCTGCTTCCTTCAACATCGTGCACACCCTGTTGTCTCGTATTGGGTACGCCACGAACCAAGCTTGCCATTGTACACTACTCTCTGCTGTGTATCTTAAACATTTTTCTTTCTCGGTACAGTCGCCACCCATACATTTTGTAAAATCTACCATGATGTTCTCCTAAAATTTGTACCCCTTGTACCACTTGTACCCCTTACTTTACTATTTTTAAAAAAATTTAAAAAAATAATAAAATATATACAGATAGACTTAAATGAGGGGTACAAGTGGTACAAGGGGTACCCGCAGATAGAATTGGCTTTAAGTTTCGTCTGTAAGTCCTTGTTTTATATCATGTGCCAATTTAGTCGCTAAAATGCTGTTTACCCAAGCCCTAAAGTTTTTAACCGTTTCCTCCGTGTGCTCATCATTTTCATCCCATACTGCCGAGATAATAAACGTACCATCGTCCTCATAGACGTCAATACTTGATAAGTACCCATCAGCGTCGTACATGTCTTTTAAATTATTCATCATTGTCCTCCATAAATAGTGCGTCCTCCATCTGATCTAGTGACTCCGGTTCGTGTGTGATGAGTGTCTTAAACTCCATCACCATGTCTTCCGAGATCCCCATCGCTGTTGCGATCTCTATCGCCTTAGGCTTGCGCCCAAGTGTGTTGGTAAGTGTCCGCTCTGTGTACCGCATCTTCTTAACAGATTGCATGACGTTCACCGGTAGTCTAATCATATTGGCCGTGTTATCTAGCTCCCTACTTACACCGCGCTCTATGAAAGACTTGGCGTAGGTAGCAAACCGAGCATTGTTGGAGGGTATCCACCGCTTGGCCGATATAATCAACTGTTCATTGCCCATGGATATCAAGTCCTCCGATGACATGTTACCATGCTTCCATGCCGTCATCTTGCTTACGATGTACACAACAAACCTTAGATTATGGTGTACCAATTTATCTAAGGCCTGTGTGTCACCTCCCTGTATTAGTTCGGCCAGTCTGTGCTCCTCTTCAATTGGCAGTACATTGTACTTGTACAGGGACTGTAGGTAGTCATTTAAGATATCGCTCATTTAGGCCTTAGGTTAATTAAAATCTTGATTATACTCCTCCCATTGCTCCTCTGTCAAGTACTCACCGAGTACCACACCGAAGGCTTGTATTAGCATGATACGTTCGTGGTCATCAATCGCCCATGTGCTAGTCCTTAAATACGTGTGGTAAGATTTTAATGACCCCACCACCATCGCTTCTAATTGTTCACCCGTGATATCTATCTCTAATTTCATCTTAGTTCCCCTTATCTATATGTGACTACAAAAATTAATACAATGATTGCTATGATTTGTATAAAGGACGCACCATGGTGCCCCTTTGGTTGCCCGTGGTGGCTCATTTATAATCCCACAAATTATGCTCTAGTAAAATCTCGTCTAGGTTGTCCTCTTCGTAATGTACTGCCTCATCTATCTGCCATGGTTCTGGCACAAAGTCGTCCACACTAAAAATGTCGTCCATGCTATCTGCTCCTTATGTCATTAATAATACAAGCCACCGCGTAAACACCTACTAAAATAAAAACGAATGTCATGCCGAGTACTCCTCATATTGGCGGATCTTGGACTGTTTGTACTCCGCGACGCGCTCATTGAATGAAACAGCTTTACCCTGTTTACGTAATGCTTGGCACAGTAGTGGTAGGTCGCTGTCCTCCTCTAAGTATGCGTACACATCGCGCTGATAACTGTACTTGCTGATGTCCTTGGCAATGCCTAGACGCTCTAGCAATGCCTTTTTACATTTACCCCAAGCGTGTCCGCTGTCACTGTAGATAGTAATCTGCATTATTGTATCTCCTTGGCTAAGTCTTGTCCGCTGATGTTTTTAATCCACCCATGTCCCGATAATCCAGTGTCCCATTTTTCAATGTGTACTCCGTTTTCTCCCCACATAATCTCAATGTCACAAGCTCCTGTCTTCAAAGCTTCCACCACTTTATTCTTTACTTGCTGTTTAGATGGTTTGCGTCCGGTAAACATATATTCATATTCCATTATGTATTCTCCTAATTTGGGCAATAGTCAGAGTCAAGTGCTTCATCAAAAGCCAAGGCTTTATCAGAAAATTCTCTAAGCATTGCTAGTACTTCTTCCTCTGAAAAATCTCTGTTAATTGCATCGTCACCGAAAGCAATTTCGTATACTAGCTCTTTAAAGCTAGCATCATTCCAAAATTCAAATCCTTTGCTCATTTTGTAATCTCCTTTGGTTTAGTCAAAGCTTTCTCTGTTATCTAAAAACCTCAATTTAATATTTAATTCTAATCTATCGCTAAATGTTTCGTCCAATGTAAATGGATATATTTCACCATCTGCCCAAACAAACACCGAGACGTCCTTATTATCAAGAGCTTGTAGCTCTTCTATCAATTCATAGATTGTCATAATCTGCCTCCTCGTTATCACCATCAAAATTACTCATTAGGTTGGCAATCGTATCCTCTGAATACAATTCCATTAGCTCCTCTACTAGTTCAGACTGTGGACAGTCTAGTAGTAGGTCATACAATTGGTCTAGCTTGTCCACTCCGTACTTACCCTCTATGTCTTTAAGCTTCATTTTATAATCCTCTTAACTGATGTTGATAGAATATTGCAGTCGCTATTAATCTCATAGTCTCTGCCCTCAGCGCATGTTGGACAATTGTTTTTAGATACCTCCAACAATGCCTTGGTGTGTGAGTCTGCCTCTACTGTATACCACACACTTACCTCACACATTACCATCTGTCTTACTTCATATTTAGCCATGATGTTAAACCTCAAATTCGTTAATAATAGAGTGTACTAACACTGGCGCGCTGTCAGTATTGCCCCCAATGTGCCAGTTTGTTATTGCACCTACTGGCAATCCCTTAGCACCACAATAATTGCGTCCATCCTTGTAATTATAGACTGTGGCAATTCTTCCGTCGTCAAACTCGATGTCCCACTCGGCATCGGATTTGTACTCGTCACCGGTGCTTGGCTCGCCAAGGTATTTCACTAACGTATCATAGTCAGTAGTAATGTACCCTCGTAATGATGTGCCATTGATGTTGACATTTTGTGTTGAGTATTTCATGTTATGTATCCATTGTTGATTAGTGAGTCTTAATTATAAAACACAATTAAGACTCTGTGTAAATTATTTGCGTACCACAAAGCCTGTTTGATCTTGTCGTGCCTTACTTCATATTTAGCCATGGTGTATTACCTCCGTATCATTAAAATCATCATCACATTTTAGGCAGTAATGTTGGTAGCCCTCTGTTACAATTTTACCTTGCTGTAGAATACTACCACACTTTGGGCACTTAGGTTTGCCTGTCAGCACCTCCTTGGTGATTACCTTGTACTTTGCGTAGTCTGCTGTTTGGTCTTTGACCTCATATACTGTGACATTTAAATCTTCGTCCTCGTTCTCTTGGTAAACGTTGATGTCGTATCCATCATTGTCGTTTACCATGACGGCATCCCATTCGTCTATGCCTTTGCCGTCATAGTTCTCTAGCATCTCTTGCGCCTTGGCAATTATCCTAGGCAATTCGTTATCAATATTCATTCTGTATTCTCCTTAGTATAAAAAAGTGTGGTAATAACTTTGGATAATTACCACACTATAAACTTATTTACGTACCACAAAGCCTGTTTGATCTTGTCGAGCTTTGCCCTTGGCATACAAAGCCACCACCACACCTCTTGGCTCTGTGTGACGGATGTCGCTGTTGTCACCACCAATCACGTCAGTAAACATGAATGTCTTCGGTATGTTCTCTGCCTTGTCAAACACCACAGCAATGCGTGATAGTGCGCTATTGGCATTCGCTTTAGCTACCAATGGCGCAAAGCTTTTAACCCCGCTGTATGAGAATGTAAGGTCATAGTTTGCCGGTATGTTTTTGCGTGTCGGCAACTTGGTATAATCATAGAATGCTAGTGTTGGAAAATGCTCAAAAATGTTTAGTCCACCATAGTACACATTCTCATAGGCAATGTCTGACGTGCCGTTTAAGCGTACCAATGGTGTCAATCCCATGCGCTGTGCCTTGCGCTGTAATGCCTTGATTGACCACACTAGGTCATCCATGAATGCCTCGCGCTCCTCAAAGAAGCGCTTAGTCTTGGCAATACGTGCCTTTTGTACAGCAGACATTGCTCCACGTCCGGCAGTATAGAGACAGGCTGTCTCACATCCTGCAAGCTTGGCAGACGGGCACACTTGGTATCCGCTAATGTCAGATGGTGACATATACAGGATGCCTGTTAAGAAGCCGAGTTTAAGACCTTTGACAGTCTTGGCATCGGCATTGGATGATAGTAGGTTTTTCATATTGTATCCTTGTTAGGTTTGTATAAGACTGCCTCTCGGCAGTTTCGGCTCGTGAAGCCTCGTCAGTTATACTGTGATTGTAACACCATCTACCTTAACACTTTTGATGGTGTCCTTGTTGACTGCGCGGTATCCCTTGTCAGCCATGCTGTAGATAATGATGAAACTATCATCTAGTGTACGCTTGCCACCGGCTAAGTGCTTCTTAACATTTAGTAGTCCGTTAATGGTGCGCTCTGTGCCGTCTTTCTTCATAAATGTGATAGTCATAAATTTGTTGCTGTTTAGATCTATGAAACTTGAGATGTTTGACATTTTGTATCCTTTTCGTTTGTTGAGTCTTAATTATACAGGTCAATTTATGACCTGTGTAAATTATTTTAATCCTCGTCAATATAAGATAATTTATAATCAATCACAGTAAATTCTCCGTTTACTCCCCGAGTCATAAATGATTTTAGCTCGTCTTCACCCGTAGTAAAATAAAAAATATACTCGTCTGATATCCCCCAATGGTCGGCAATGATGTCTCCATTATCGTCTAGTGTATCCTCGAGACCTTCACCAAAAGAAAAATATGCCATGTCCTTAATTTCTTTTGTGTCATCCCATTGAAAGCTTGCCCATGCACCAATTGCTTTTTTAGTCATGATATTACACCTCCTCGTCGTCTGTTGTTGGGTATATCTCTATGCAAGTGTCGCTAGAGTATACATCATTGTCGATGCCCGAGCCTGATACGCTGTAGCTATACAGTTTCTCGGCTGTGTCGTTTAGTTTAATTGATGTCATGCTGTTGTATCCTCTTGGTTTGATTAAGACTGCCTCTCGACAGTTTCGGCTCTTGAAGCCTCGTCAGTTAATCTCATGCTACTTGTTGCAGTGTTGCATCCAGTGAGTTGATGTAGTCACTAGCTTTCTGTGCCAAGGCTGATGCCTTGAATACTGCCTTGTTATCAGCCTTTAGCATCCTCAGCCATGATGCGATGTAATTGGCATGTTGTAAGTTTCCGCTGATATGGTGGTCGGCACATAGGAATGCACTACCGAGCTCTGCTACTAGCTCCTCGAATGCGTAAGCCTCGTTACCAAAGCGCCCAGTCATATCGCGGTCTAGTCTAGCTTTAACTCCTGTCCAATGCGTCAGCTCATGGAATGCCGTAGCATAGTATGCGTCTGCCGTATTGAAACTGTCACGATGTGGCAATGTGATGCTGTCGGTAGATGGTGTGAATTGTGCGCTGTCCCCGCCATGGCGGATAATTGCACCTGTCATTGCCATGCGCGTCTCGCATAATGCGCTCGGCTCTACTGTCGGCATGCTGTCCAGTGCGGGAATTTCATAGTCCGTTTGGTCAGCATTAAACACGTTGAAACCTTTCATGATAGCGTAACCATTGGTCTCGGTCTCGCCCTGTGCATTGGTCTTGGTGCTCGATACAGGCTTAAA